TCCCAACTGGTGTTGTAAGATATCGTGATCCATATGAAAATGTTGATATTGATGTTGAGAGGGCACCTAATGCTTCTACTAATGCTCTAACAACTGAAGATGGTCTAATACTACTATTTGATCCAGAAGATACTAATAGAGATGGACAGATCTCTGCTGAGGAACAAGATGATATTAACTTAGGTCAATTATTTGAAGAATCACCTTTACAACTCTTTGATTACTTCCCTAAGGTTAGATTTGACTCAAAAGTTGATATTGAGGTAGAAACAACTAATAAATTTGAAGATGCTAACGTTACTGGATTTACTATTGAGAACTCAGGTCAATCATATCAGGTAAATGATAGATTAGTCTTTGATAATACAGGAACTGGTGGTGATGGTGCATCTGCACGTGTTTCTCGTATCAAGGGTGAAACAGTTTCTGCATATACTTTTGAAAGTATAAGTGGTAATAACTTCGGTGTTCTAACAACATCTAATCCTCATAACCTGGTTGCAGGTGATAGTATATTTGTTGATTACCAACCTGTAATGGACAATACTAACAAGCAGTTTACTGTTCGTCAGTATAGAGGTATTGAGGAAATACAAATTACTCAAACTGGATCTGGATATAATACAGATATACCTCCTACAATTATTATTGATAGTGCATCTGGTCAAGATGGTGAATTACAGGCAGTAGTATCATCTGTTGGTTCTATTGATCAAGTTAATATAGTAAATTCTGGATCTGGATACACAACTAACCCACGAGTTATCTTATCACATCCACAGATCTTTAAAAAAGCAGATTACTATCTATCATTAATTAATAATAACAATTATGTTAAAGTCAACGATGTCAAAGTCAACCTTAATAAGGAAGTATTCATCTGTGGTAAAACAAAAGATGCAAGTGGCAACGTTGTCGCATTCGTCTCAAAATTATCAGCAACTGGTGTTAAAGAATGGTCTAAAACCCTAGAAAGTTCTGATGGATTAAATTACACAGAATTTGAATCATTATTTGTTGATGGTAATGATATCTGGGTCACAGGTATCAATAAACCTAATAGTAGTATTCTTAATGCATATAACCCTGATGTAATCCTTTGTAAGTACACTCAAGCAGCAAATGGTCTAAGTGCTACACTTGCTTTCCAAAAAGCATATGCAGGTATATCTGGTAGTACTCGTGCTGATCATATCACAATAATTAAGAAGTATAGTGATACTCGTTATATAATCGGTGGATACACAAATACAAACTCTGCAAACCCTGATGATGCATTCATAGCATCTATTGATACATCAGGTAATTTCGCTATTAAGAGAAAATTTGCTTCTGCAAATAAATCTGAAAGAATTACCGATATTATCTGTAATTATAACTCATCAACAGGGGGACAGGATGTTTACTTCTGTATGGAGACTGCTGCTGATGCAAACGCTGCTGATGTAGATGTTGCTGTTGGTAAGTGTCAGATTGGAGTCAACGCTATTACAGTTGATTGGATCAATACTTATGCAAGTAATCTATTCTCCATGATAAACACAAGCATGGCAATAGATGAATTTGATGAAATCTATATTAATGCTACTTGTAGACAAAAAGCAAATGATATTGATAGGGATAGTATTTGGGTAGGTAAAATTGATAGTACTGGTGCTTTGCTTTGGAACTATCGCTACCTAGCACCAGGAAGAGACGTTACATCTTGTGGTAAATCTGCTATAGATCTATTTGGTGATCTAAACGTTGCATTTACTAGAGATAACAATGATAATGAGTATAAGACATTAGACATATTGAAAATTGGTTACAATGGTACAATCAGAAACCATACAACCACTGAATTTACTGCTGACAATATTGAAGGTTTACAAGCACATACATTAGCAGTTGATACATCTGGTGATGTTCATGTATTTGGTCAAACTTACTGGAATAGAAATGAATTTGTAATACCATTTACATCTAGTGCGATTACTGATACAACAACTCATTACACTCCTGCTGTTACTTTAACTGGTGATTCATTTAGTTATGATGATACAAATGGTTGGGGTAAGATCTTAGGTGCAACAACAGCAGCACCAAGTGTTTGGGCAAATACCAATATTAAATTTGCAGGTACAGATTTAGGACAGAAACTTGCAGGTGATTGGACTATAGAATTCTTTATATTCAAGGATGCAACAAATAGCAATGTATTCTCTCAGCCTAAAGAGACACTTTTTGCTATAGGTGATGCTACAGTATCTACTGGTGGACTACATTTATTCTATGATCAGAGTTCTGCAGGTCCGAGTGGTCCTCTAACAATGACCATTACCAATAGTAGTACAAGTATCAACTCTGCAGGTAGTTCTCTAACATCATCTCAAACAAACTTATACGCTGATAATACATGGCAAGCAATTGCAGTCACTAAGAGTGGTGATACATTCAAGGCATATGTAAATGGAATCGAAGTTCTTACTGGTACTATATCAGGAACTTCATTGGGTGCTAAAGATCTATACTTTGGTAATATACCTGGTGCAAATGGTACACTAGGTCAGTTTAGATCTAATGAGCAGGGTCAATATCATATTGATCATTTAAGATTTAGAAACAGAGCAGTTACACCATCTGTACCTAGTGATATCACATCATTACCATCTGCAGGACAATTTGGTCTTGCATATGACTGGGTAGATGATGCATGGTTCACTGATGCTATGAGTCGTTATGACTATATTGAATATGCAGGATTTGGTATCAAGACTGATAAGAATGCAGACGCAACAAGATTAGGAAATCAAGGAAAGAAACCTAATAGTGGTATTACCTTTACAAGAACTGCTGTAACTCCTGTTGTTGGTTCACCTCTCACAATCAATGTTAATGGTTTTGCTCTTGGAGATGCAGGTTATCAATCATTAGACTTTGATGATAGCACAACAACCATGACTGAGGATACTGAGACATTATCTCATGTTCAAGATGTTTGGAGTTCAAGAACTGCTACTGTTCCATCACCAGGTTCACAAAAACTAAAAGTAACTGCAGTCGTTAGAGACAGATACTACTTTAAGGTTACACCTACAATTAAAATTGATAATGTTCAAGCATTAACTATCAATCAGGCATTTAACTTCTCTGTTGGTTCTAAGTTAGTTCTGAAGAATGATTCTGGACAATTTGTTAATAGTGGATATATTATTAGAAAGGATAATGAAAATAATATCGTATACTTAGCAGTTAATAATAACGCATGGAGTAATGATCTAAACACTGGACAATTATCTACAGAACAATTTAATGAACAAAGTAATTATGGTATTACTGGTGCAATACCTAATGATATTAACGAGATAACAAATTATACATTTGCAGAAATAAACAACCAAACTCCTGGTACGTTTATTATAAACCTAGACAATTTTGACTTAGATGGTACTGTTGCTGACATACCTGCAACTATTGCATTGACAGCAGCAGGTACTGGATATCCTAATACTGGTGATAGTATTCCTACTACTACCACTAATGGTGAGGCAACTGGCTTAATAGTCAACTACACTGCTTCTGGTGGTGTTATACAATCTGTGACTATAGGAAACGCTGCAGGTACTGGATATAAAGTTGGAGATGAAGTTGTAATTAGTGGTGGTAATGGAGATGCTAAGTTTACTATCAATTCTTGTACTGGTAATTTAGATTCATTTGCAACATTTAAACCATATGCTGATGCTGATTACTCAGTAAGAATAGATCAAGTCTCTGGATCATCTGCATACATTGTTGGATCTGTAGTTACTATAGGAGCTGGTGCAATCACATGGAACGCTGATTACTCTCAAGCAACTATCAGTGGATTAACAGGTGTTCTTAAAATTACTCTAGTTGCTAATCTAACTAAGATTCTTCAAGCAACTGCTGTAGCAAATAGTGATGAGGTTTATGTAATTACAAATACAAGCCATTACCTAGAAACAGGTGATATGGTTTATGTTGACGGAAACCCACAACAAACTATAGGGGCTACTGTATATGACGAATATGATGGTGCATTTGCTGTACAAAGTGTTGTAAGTCCTCTTGAATTTACTTACAAGTTAAAGTCAGCTGCTCTAACTGCTCCTGCTACAAATGCATCTGATGTAAGTATCTTTATCAAATCACCTACATTGAAGATGTATTATGGTCATCAGTATTTGTTTGATCTTAGTCATTCATCTATGGCAGGTGGAAACTTATCATTCGCAAAAGATAACCTATACAAACTTGAATACTCATTTAACTCTATAGAAAGAGTAGGTATACCTGGTGTCACTGGTGGTGGACAACCAACTCCTACAGTAAAGCTTAAAGTTGACAGAGACATAGTAACAAATATATCATATTACTTTGATCCATCAAGAACTGGTGATGATAGCCCAGTGGTACCTGGCAGTTACCTTGATGTTGTAGATTCTCCATATAACGGAACATTTGAGATTAGTTCTGTTGCAGGTGCTACTATTACTAAAGGTGCTGATATACTTAAATTCCCACTTGCTAATGAACCAGAAGGTCCTGCAACAATATCACAAGCAACTTACATGACAAGTTCCACCAAAGCGGTTGGTTCTATTGGTGATATTCGTATTGTCAATCCTGGTGGTTTCTATACTAAGTTACCTATTGTTAGTGGTATCACATCAAGTAGACAAATTGAAAGAGTTCAAATAAATGCACCAGGTACTGAATATGCAGTAGGAACTTATAGTGGTGTTCCTATTTCTGGAGATGGTGAGGGTGGATTTGTTTCTATTATAGTTGCTGATGGAACTGATGCAGAAGGATCAACAATTCCTGGTCAAATCAGTAATGTAGTAGTTACATCACCAGGTAAAAATTATACTACAGCAAATATTGATATCAACGCCATACAAGGTATTCTTGGATCTGGACTGACTGGATCAGGTGCTGAGTTGGTAGTTGTTATACCATCTGCAGGTACAGGAGCATCAATCTTTACTTCAGGAACTAACGTAGGTAAGATTAAGAAACTTAAGAATAATAACTTTGGTTATGATTATCCACATGACTACACACTACGCCCTGAAATTTCATTCCCAATAAACGCACAGCTTACTTCTACAAGTATACTTGATAGTATTACCATTACAGATCCAGGTACTGGATATTCACAAGCACCTGCTGTTGTAATCACTGGTGGTGGAGGTTCTGGTGCTATCGCTGAGGCAACAATTAAGAATGGTAGATTGGATGTTGTTATTGTTAAAGATCCTGGTTCTGGATATTCTTCAACTCCAACAGTTGCATTAAGATCATCATTCAACTATGTTATAAACCTTGACTTAGGATTACTACAATTTGCTTTCCCACATGGTATTGCAAATGGTGCTGCAGTTACATTGAATGTTGTAGATACTGGTGATGGTGCTGAGTTCCCTCTAGCATCTGGTGCTGTTGGTAGATTGAATAGCACTACAACTTATTATGCTATATCTGGTACTGCAAACTCACTAGAAGATGACCAATTAAAACTTGCTATTACTCCTGCTAACGCTGAACTTGGTGATGCTTTATCATTCTCTAACGCAGGTACAGGTCGTCAACAAGTATTGACTGAATCATTCGGTGGTGCTGCAGAAGCGAACGTTATAACTTCTACTTTCTTAGAAGGAGAACTTGTATATCAAGGTGATTCACTTGATACTGCAACTGCAACAGGATTTGTTTCTACTAACTCAGGATGGCAGATAGGACCTAGAGTTCTTAAGATTGTTGACTATACTGGAGACTTTGCAGCAAATCAAAGAATCACTGGTGTTATATCTAAATCTTCTGGTATTATTACTGATCTTAAAATTGCTCGTGGTGTTCTTGAGATTGGTTCTATCACTA